GCCAAGAGACATGCTAACAGCAAGGGCGCTCTGCTCCCCGGAACACGCGTGACATGCCTCGAAGTAATCTCTGATAATCATTTCATTTGGATGCGCATTCCTTCGGGATGGATATGTGCCCGAATGGATGGTAGTATATACGTGAGTTGAGTTTCAATTTCACATTTCTTACCTCTATGCATGGGCGTTCACTCTTCGGAGTGGGCGTCCTTTTTTGATGCCCGAGAAGGCAAAATGAAGGCAAAAAGGGGCAAAAAATACCTAAAGCTTAATAATTTCCAAACAAAAGAAAATCCCGCAAAGCCTCTATTTTAGTGGATTTTGCGAGATTTTACTATATTTGAAAAAATTGTACCACTTAATCTCTGTTTAATGAACAATGCCCTAAAACAGGGCGTTTGGGAGCTATTGGGGGCAAATTGAAGGCAGAAATTACAAAATTGATACTCTGTTCAGGACTTGCTCATCCATATCCTTAAGCTTCCGGGTGACGTGGAAATACACCTGGCGAGTGATAGCGCTGTCACTATGTCCTAGCCTCCGGGCTATAGCTTCCAAGGATACTCCCTGCTCTGCAAGCAGTGCCACATGTGTATGTCTGAAGATATGAGGATGGAGATGCTTGGAACTTTCACAGCGCTGGAGCTTGTATTCTAAACTTTGGCAGGTCAGATAGCTGCCTGTAGATCCAAAAAAGAGCAAATCTGTTCTGACACCTATCTCCATCATTCTGATCTTACGCCATGTATAGTATTCACTCAGGAAAGCCTTAAGCTCCGGCTGGATGTATATATCCCGGATAGAGTGCTCTGTTTTTGGTGTACTTACTCCATTCTCAATCTTATAAGCCTTGGTGATGTGAATATACTTATCATCCAGATCAGCAAGCGTGAGCGCTGCCATCTCTCCAAACCTACAGCCGGTTAATGCCAGGAACTTGCATACATAATAATACATGGTGCCTTCCAGCTGATCTAACACGCTGGTAAGCTCATCCCTTTCCAGGTATTCAAGCTCTGGATCTCTCTTCTTATCCTTAACCTTGCGCTGCTTAATATAGATCCGCTCCGAAAGGTATCCAAGTTGATAGGACCAGTCAAGCAGATTGTTCAGGATAAGGATGTATCTGTTGATTGTGGTCTGAGGCTTTCCAGTCTGTGTGAACTGTCTCAGAATGTATGGAGCGGTTAATCTATCCAGTGTAACATCTCCAAGGGCTTCCAGGATCATCTTGAAAGCACAGTTATAATTAGCCAGAGTGGATGGCTTAACATCCTTATGACTTAGATAGAGCTCTATGAGGCTTTTTAAGCGCATCTCAGAGACAGTGGCAGATTTATCCGCTATTATCTTTGCAAGCTCATCACGAGCCTTACGCTGAGCCTGAGGGGTATCTCTGTCCATTGGAACAGATGCCCGGTGTATCTTTCCATCCATTCCCTCGTATCTATCATACATGCGATAACCGTTTTTGGTTTTTTGGATCCACATAGGCGCCTCCTTATGTCTCTTCTGAATCTACGATAGCTCTAAGATATGTAAGTATTCTTTTTCTTTGATCTCCCTGCATCTTGCAGACCTTTGAAACAATATATTTAGTATCGTTATCCATCTCATATTCAGTGGTTACCTCTATTTTGCTGGATACTTCCATCTCATCATCCAGATCCATCAGCCATACAGGATTGCAGTCTAATATCTTTCCTAACTTTATGGCTATATCTGTTGAGGGGCATCTATTACCATTACAGTAATGGCTAAGAGCTCCGGCGGAAATTCCAGCTTTTTTAGCCAGGTCAACAGCCTTTATGTGTCTTAAATTCATTATGAGATTAAATCTCTTTGCAATCTCCGGATATTTCATATTGCTCACCTCCTGTAAATCGTATTATAGCATGACATTTTACAGATGCAAACAAAAACATTTACAGATGTAAATTTCAGCTTGACAAAAAATGTTTACAGTTGTAAACTTTGTATTGTGCAAGGGAGCACAGGAAGGAGGTAGAAATGGACTACAGCAAGCTCAGAGGCAGGATTGTAGAGAAATATGGCACTCTCACGGAGTTTAGCAAACATATCAAGATCAGCAGAGTGGCGCTGAATAGCAAGCTCCATGATCGGACCAAGATTAATAGGGATGACATTCTGGAGTGGAGCCAGCTCCTTGACATCACTCCGGATGAGTATGGTGCTTATTTTTTTACCGAAAAAGTTGACAACTGTAAACTTTAGGCGGAGAGGAGGACAACATGTATATATCAGTAAAAGCCCTGGCTCTCCAGGAAGGCTGCTCAGTATCAACAGTTATGAGGAATGTGCATAGGATGGAGACATCCGGGATGTATCCCAAGGCAGTCAAGGAGAGCGGCGGGCTCAAGATTGATCCTGAGGCTTACAACGACTATCTATGCAGAGAGAGGAGATTGAAGACAGAAGGGAGGTGAGCAAATGAGCAGGAGAGACGTGCCAGCAATACAGGAAACTGATGGCGAAGAAGTAAAGAAACTTAAGCAGATGATTATAGATGAGCACTTAAACGACTTGGAAAAGTTTGAGAATTACATCTACAAAATGACAACAAAAGCCCTGGAATATTTAGAGATCCCATTGGAGGAGTACAGAGAGCAGAAGCATAACCAATATATCACTCAGGATGAGATGGATGCTTTCAAACTAATGTTTGCGGTTAACGCAATCAAGTTAATGCAGGAGGAGGCCAAGAAGGAAAGATGAGAAATAAAAAAGGCACTGGCACGAGACCAGCACCCAGAATCAATCAATCAAATTATAGCAGAGCGACCATGTGCTGTCTAGCCTACATGATCACGTTCATAGTGATCCTTCTGATCGCAAGACACTTTGACTGTCGCGATCTCATGATTGCCAGTTTTGGCAATATCACAGCAAGTGCAATCGGCTTGTTATTATCCGTAACATTTAAGGAGGGGAAGCATGATCAGAATATTAATGCCGGAACTTGATCCAGAGGAGAGGCTTGACCACCGGCTGACCATCAGAGAGCTGATTGAGAAGCTCGAGGCACTCGAGGCTGAATATGGCGAGGACATAGCCATGAACATCGGCATGAAAGGATGCTGCGGATATTATGATCTCTCTGATGTCAGAATATGCGGTGATGCAGTGGTATGTATGTCTGAGACTGAGCCTATCGGCTTCTACGACCTGCAGGGGCTCGCGCAGGAATGTCTGAGGGAGCGGTTTCTCTCCACGAAAGCAAGAGGCATATTATTGGAATTAATAACACATAAGGAGTATTAGAAAATGTCAAATATTTATGAGTTAACGCAGGACTTCCTGACCATTCAGGAAATGATGGAAGATCCGGAGCTTGATCCTCAGACACTGGCTGACACGATGGAAGCAGTTGAGGGCGAGCTTGAGATCAAGGCGGAAAGCTACGCCAAGATCATGAAGAACCTCGATGGTGATGTTGAAGCGCTGGAGAATGAGATCAGAAGGCTGACGTCACGTAAGAAGGCAATCGAGGAAAATATCAAGCGCATGAAGGCAGCACTTCAGGGAATGATGGAGGTCACAGGCAAGACTAAGTTCAAGACAGATCTGTTCTCGTTCGGTATTCAGAAGAACGCTCCGTCTGTTGTGATTGATGTCGAGGATATATACGACATTCCTGAGGACTATCTGAAGTATAAGGCGCCTGAGATCAACAAGACAGCAATCAAGGAGGCTATTCAGAAGGGCGAGAATCTTGAGGGTATCGCACACCTGGAACAGTCACATTCATTGAGAATTAGGTAGGAGGGGACTATGAAGAGATGTGTATATTGTGGGCTCTTGGAGAACGGAGACGTCCCCGAGGATTCAAAGGATATTCTGTATAGAAAGAGCATCGTGTATGGCTGCTATTCTCTGAGGATCGGGAACAGTGGTGATGACTTCGGAATAGTTATCCAGGACAAGCACAACGGTCATATCATGCTGGATAAGGCTTTGGGCTTCAAGTACTGCCCGATGTGCGGACTTGATCTGAAAGACATAAGAAGAAAGGCATAGGAGGTGAACAAATGGGAATTATAGGAATAATGGGCGAGAGTGGTTCCGGTAAGACGACCTCTCTCAGAAACTTAGATCCAAAGACAACGCTCTATATTGACGCGGACAAGAAGGGGCTCTCCTGGAAGGGTTGGAAGAAGCAGTACAACGGAGATAATCAGAACTATATCGCTAACGACCATGCGAGTGTGGCAAGACTTGCACTTCAGAAGGTCAATACTGATAAGGACTACAAGGATTATAAGGTAGTGGTCATCGACACTCTGAATGGCATCATGGTCGCCGATGAAATGCGCAGATCTAAAGAGAAGGGCTATGACAAGTGGGTTGACCTCGCTGCCTGCGTCTATGATCTGGTCGATTATGCCCTCAGCATGAGGGATGACGTAACGGTCATATTTCTGTGCCATACGCAGACAGATCATGATGATAATGGCTATATGTTTACCAGGATAAAGACCAGCGGAAGGAAGCTTGACAAGATTGTTCTGGAGAGCAAATTCCCGGTTGTGCTGCATGCAAAGGTTATTGATGGTAAGCATGTATTCGAGACTCAGGCAGACTTCAGCACAGCCAAGACACCTATGGGAGCGTTTGAGGAGCGGTATATCGAGAATGATATTGTGCCAGTGCTGAAAGTGTTGGAGGAATATTAATGACAGGAAAGGAATATGCAGAAGAATACCTTGCTTCTAATGACTGGAAACGTAAAAGAAATACTCGAATAATGGCTGATAAGGTATGTCAAATATGTGGTCGTCCCTTTGATCTAAATGTTCATCACATGACATATAACAATGTCCCTCATGAGAGAATGAGCGATTTGATTACTGTATGTCGGAATTGTCATCTTAAAATTGAGAAACGTAAGCCTGCTCCCTGGTATGACTCATTCCATATTGTTAACGATTTAATTGCTATACAGTTCTGCAAGGAAAATCTTGCGAATGATTTATCAGGGAAAGGCAAATATGACTTTTGTAAAATTCAGACTATTAAAGAATGCTTTTTGCCTTATTTGAAAGCACATGGTGGAACATTAGATCAACCAAGGACAAATACAATACAAGCTTTTTTTAGAAACAGACGTTACGAAATTATTTTGGATTACTTAGACAAAGGATATCCAGAATATATCTGTTACAACCAAACTTTATTTTCAAGAAATATGATTCATAAAGTTTATGCAGATCCAACAACTGCAAGAAGACTATTAAAGGAGGAATTTAACAATGCAGAAACCTAATAACTACGAAGAGACACAAGCTAGTGGTTCATATACTCCCATTAGCACAGGTGGCCATCACCTGATTATTAAGAAGGTAGAGGAAATGAAGTCAAGTACCGGAAAGGATATGCTGCGTGTATATCTTGATACAGCCAAGAATGATTCTCAGCCTGCATTCTTTACTAATGAATTCAAGAATGACATTAGACCGGATAAGAAGTGGCCTCACGCTGGCACACAGTACATTGTAATTGAAGACAATGCAGGAAACTGTTCTAGGAGCTTCAAGGCATTTATGACCAGCTTCGAAAATTCAAACAACTGCGAAGCAATATGGGGAGATTCGTTTGCTAGTCAGTTTAAGGACAAGAAGATCGGTGGTGTATTTGGTCAGGTAGAGAACGAATACAATGGCAAGGTGACTATGAGAACAGAACTCCGTTGGTTCTGTGCAGATGATAAGGTTGATAGTGCAAGTGTTCCCGAGCCTAAGTACCTGAATAAAACCACATCTTCCGGTAAAGGAATGGAATTCATGAATGTTGAAGAAGGCGCAGGAGATACTCTTCCATTTTAAGGAGTAAATATGCAGATACAAATTGATACAAGAGAGCACAAAAAAGAGCTTGCCCGAATTGAAGGGCAGCTCACAGCTCTCGGTGTTACCTTTTTCAAATCAAAGTTATATGTAGGCGACTATATGAGTCTTGACAATCCGAGGTTGGTCATAGACCGAAAAAAAGACCTATTGGAATTATGTGGGAATGTCTGCCAGCAACATGAACGCTTCAGATCAGAATTGATCAGAGCTAAAGAACAAGGTATCAAAATCATAATCCTTTGCGAGCATGGCGATGATATTAAGGATCTTGAAGACGTTTACTTCTGGCAGAATCCCCGAAATAAACCATCAAGGTGGGTAATGAGAAATGGTCGGCCAGTAAAAGTTCCGGAACGTGGCGGAGGAATACAGGGCGCGCAGCTCTACAAATCCCTCTGCACTATCCGAGATCGTTATAATGTAACCTTTGTATTTTGCAATAAGGATAACACCGGAGCGGAAATAGTTAGACTGCTGGGAGGTTGACAACATGGCAAAATCGCAAGGATGGATAAAAGTATTTCGAGATATCCTTGATCACTGGATATGGCAGGACCCAATGGCGTTTAGGTGTTGGATGTTTATTATTCTGAAGGCTAACCACTCAGATAAAAAGATAATATTTGATGGTTCACTGATAACGATAAGGCGCGGTCAACTGCTTACCAGCATCAGAAAATTGAGTGACGAAATAGGATGTTCTAAGGATAAGATGCGTAAAATACTTGAGACACTGATTTCGGACAACATGATATCAGTCAAGACCACACACCGTGGTACACTCCTAACCGTTATAAACTATGAGAAATTTCAAGGTTCGCGCGACACTGAACAGTACGCAGAACAGTACGCAGAACAGTACACTGAGCGGTCGCAGAACAGTACGCAGAACCTACCCAAACAAGAATATAAAGAATGTAATAAGAATGATAAAGAAAAAAAAGAAGCGGCTGCGCCGGCTTTGCCTCGGAAGGGGAGGGTGATACTTGAAGAGTGAATATCTCGATATCGAAGAAATGAAAAAAGCATTATCTCGCTTAAAAGATCCTGAAGATGTCTTTGAGGTAAGAATTTTGAAAGGCAAGACAATAATCAGTGGATACTTTACTGATGTTGAAACCCTGGAAAAGGCATTCAAGACTGTTGATCTAAAAGGAGCAAATGTCTTTTATACACTAAACGATCTAAAAAAGGAGTGCTATTCCCGAGAACAAAGGAATTGTTTTAGACAAACCAAAACGACAACTTCTGATTGCGATGTTGAATATTATAGATGGCTGCTTGTGGATTTAGATCCAATTAGAATGACCGGAATATCGAGCACAAAAGAAGAAGGATTGCTGGCGTATGAGATGGCTCGCCGAATTGTAAATTATTTAAGGGACAGAGGTTTCCCTTTCCCAATTATGGCAATATCAGGAAACGGAATACATTTACTTTATAGAATTAGCTTCTCTGTAAACGATGAGAACACAAGGTTGGTCGAACGATGTCTAAAAGCGCTGGATCTACTATTCACGGATGATAGGGTAGCGGTTGATACTACGGTTTATAACCCTTCGAGGATTTCGAAGCTGTATGGAACTCTTGCTCAAAAGGGAGCATCGACAAAAGAAAGACCTCATCGGATGGCTAAGGTGTTTAAGTATCCGGATATTATAGAGCAGGTAAGTAAATATTTACTTGAAGACTTAGCAAAGGAATATCCAGAAGAGAAGCCTAAGGTGCCTGCACGTAATGTTGAAGGCTTTAACCTCGAGGACTGGATATCTGAGCATGGGATAAAAGTCGAAGCAGTAAAGACATGGAAAGATGCCACTCGATACATATTGTCGGAATGTCCTTTTGATAGCAGCCATAAAGCACCCGATGCGACATTGATCAAGATGTCTAATGGAGCGATCTGCTTTAAGTGCCTTCATAATAGCTGCGCAGGCCGAGACTGGCACGAGTTCAGGCTGAAGTATGAGCCGGATGCCTACGATGACAAAAGGGCGGAAAGCGAAGCCAGGATAGAAGCTGGATGGAAACAATACAAAGCGTATAACCGCAAAAGAAAAGATATCTCGTATGAGGAGACAAGTATCGACTTGGAGACAGAAGCGCCCACCAAGATGTTTAACACGATGGCCGAGATTTTAGCGCTTCCGAAAGAAGAGCGAGTGTGTATCCCAACAGGAATGAAGGAATTTGACAGAAGAGTGGGAGGATTGGCAAAAGGTGAGATCAGTCTGATCAGTGGCCTTCGTGGAGCTGCTAAGTCCACGTTGCTATCTCAAATGGTCATTAATGCGGTTGATAAAGGTTTTAATACGATTGTTTATTCGGGAGAATTAAAGAGAGAGAGATTTGTGAGATGGATGGCTCAGCAGGCAGCAGGAAAAGATCATGTTGAGGAATACAAAATGTATATAGGCCAATACTACTGTAAGCCCGATGCTCTCCATAAAATATCTGACTGGATGGGCGACAAGTTCCACCTCTATGATAATGAATATGGAAGTAATTTCAGAAAGATAGCTGAAATATTAAAAAATATCATAAGGGAATTCAAGGCTGACTTCGTTGTTATCGATAATATGTCAATTTTGGATCTAACGGAAATATCGTCAGATAAGAGGACTGATAAATGGGACCAGCAGAAGCTTTTTGTTGAAACCTTGAAAAATTTATCAATGATCTGTAACTGCCATATTATATTCGCAGCGCATCCTAGAAAGGCTATGGGTTTTTTGAGGTTGGACGATGTTGGCGGATCTGGAAGCCTGGGAAATTTAGTTGACGATGCATTTATCATGCATCGGAACAATACTGATTTCAAAAATGGCTACAAGGTATTTAGCGGTAAGAAAGATTGGAAGATAGAGTGTTCGAATATTATTGAGGTTGTGAAGGAAAGAGAGTCGGGGTTCCAGGGTTTTATACCTCTATGGTATGAAGCCCAAACCAGGCGGTTGAAGAACGAACCCGATGAAAAGATTATATTCGGATGGGATGATGATGGGTTTGCTCCTTATGAGGTTACTGATGAACAATCACCATTTTAGGAGGATGTATGAATTACGAATTTGCGAAAAATTCAGAAGAGCGTCAAATGTTTGTTGACTACTGGAACCTCTGTCAGAAGCATTGGGTTCCTGAGGATAGCGACAAGTATTGGAACGAAGTGAATAAAGATGTATATGCCTTCCTGGACAAGCATGCAGGGATAGAGATGTCATCGCATCTGGGAGTGGCATTGGTCGATGCGCTGCAGGAGAAAGAGGAGAAAATGTTCGGAAAGAAGAGAGGAGATAAGAAATGATAGCAGAATTAATCATATTGGGATGCATTATTCAGATCCCGACAGAAACACCCGAACCGCCCGAACCGATACAGGTAGTAGCATCGGCAGAGAGCGAGGTAGATGAGGTTACGATCGTGGAGCTCCCGGAGGAGCCGAAGATCAATCCGCCTCAGGAACAGCATATCACGAAACAGAGCGGAGTATTCAACGGTCCGAGTGGTAAAGAGACTTACTACAACCTCAACATGACCGGTGTGGTCAATATTATGCGAAGCCTCGGCTACGATGCAGAGACATATCCCTACTGGGTGAGGGAGGACGGATGCAAGATGCTGGGCGATTACGTGA